ACGGCGAATTTGGCGGCTCTTATTGGCATCTCGCTACCACTTCAAATCAATCCCAAACATCTGTTCGACAAGGTTGAGCTTGGCGCTGCGCAGGTTCTTCGCGGCGGTCAGCGCTGTGGTTCTGGCGGCAGCGCTCATGCTCGTGTTGCTGTTGATGCTGTCGACGGCGGCGATGTACTGCGCTTCCAGATTAGTCATCACCTGCGCAGCGGCGGCGCGGTCTGTCGACTTCAGGTTCATCCGGGCGATCGAGTCCTGCAGATCGCGGCTGAGCGTGGCTATAACCTTCTCCGCCGCGATATCGAGCGCCTGCATCTTCTCGGCCGACGCGCGGTCGAGCTTGCCTTCAGACATGCGGAAGGCGATGTCTTTATTCAGCAGGGTCTCTTGCAGTTTCCGGTTGGCCGCCTCGATGCCCTCGGTCGAGGCGATCTGTTTAATCAACATCCCCTCCGCCGAGGTGATCTGATTGTCCTGCATGGTCAGTTGCAAATCGCGATCGAGATCCGCCTGAGTACCAAGGAAGCCGCGCTGCGCGATGCTCTCGGCCGTCTGCCAGCCCTGCGTGCCGATGCGCTCGGAGGTGGTAAATGCCTGCGTGTCCTTCTGCCCGGTCATGCCGTATTCGAAGCCGCGCGCCGCCATGTTCTTCTGGAAGGCTTGGCTGGCATCCTGCTGCGCGATCGGCAGCACATTCTTCAGCAAGGCATCCTGAGACGCGCCAACGGCCATAGAGGAATTGAGCAGGCCGCGACGGTTGGCCGCCTTCAAGCCTTCCGTCTTGGCCATCTGGTTGAGCTTGCTGTCCGTCGAAGTCAGCGCCGCCACCTGCCCGGCCACCGAGTCTTCAAGTTGCGGCTGGCTACCGATCCAAGGTGTCGCGAGGCCAGTCGTGGCAGGCGTCGTGGCAGGCGTTGTGGCGGGCGTCGCGGCAGGCGGGACAACCGGAGGGGTGACAGGATCGAGCGGGTCGAGAAGGGCCATGATCAAACCTTACCTTCCAGTTCAGCAAGGCGAGCTTCCAGCGCGAGGATGCGCTTGGATGCGTCGATTACGGCGGCCATTGCAGCCTTGCCATAGTTGACACCGAGCGTTCCGTCTTTACGAGCATGAACAACTTCTGGCATAATGTTGAGAAGCGCCTGTGCCTTAACTCCGTAGCCGTTTGTATCAGTATCGATCCACTTGAACGAACCAATTTCAAGAGCGGCGATGTCATTGACAAGGGCTTTGATGGATGGTCTGAAATCCTTTTTCAGAGTTTCGTCCGAGTATTCGCTGACACTGACAATATGAAATTCTCCATCATTAGCATCAATGTAGGTTTGAAAAGTGGTAGAATCTACCCCTCTCGGCCGTAGATATAGCGCTCCTGCTAGCACCGGATTAACGTTGCCGGTTCCTGTACTGGCAAAGATACCGTTTACTCCAGTAGCTACAAAACGCCCAGCTTCCGAATAAACTGTAGCAGTCGCCGTAATGCCAGAGTCGCCGATATGACATTCTTCAACACCGGCTCTAATCCAGCGCAGAAGCTTGGTGGTTGTGTTGAACTCCCAATAATAGTTGCTTTCGAATTGATGGTATCGTATACCGGAGCCAGCAGCCATAACCATATTGCCGCCAACTGTGCTTATGGATGTGCTGAATGTTCCGGTGGTTCCTGAAACCGCACCTGAAAACGTTCCGGTGGTTCCAGAAACGGCGCTGGAAAACGTCCCGGTGGTTCCAGAAACCGCACCTGAAAACGTCCCGGTCGTCGCCGTCAGCCCGGCCATGCTGACAGCAGCGCTAAATGTTCCAGTCGTCGCCGTCAGCCCCGCCATGCTAACAGCACCGGTAAACCCCCCGGTGGTTCCCGAGATGGCTCCCGTGAATGTGGAAGTCCCGGAGAATGTCCCGCTGGCGATCACCGGGGTGTTGATTGTCGGTGACGTCAGCGTCTTGCCGGTCAGCGTCTGGGTGCCGCCCACCGTGGCCACCGACGCTGCGTTGGTGCCTGCCGTGGTCACCCGGAGATCGCCGGTTCCGACAGTCAGGATGCCGGACGTGTGGGCGGCAACCCAGTTGCCGCTGTTGAAGTTGATGGTGAAGCCGCTGGCACCGTAGAGGTCAGATACCTTGAACGTGGTCGACCCGACCGTTGCGCCATCATCGACCACCGGCAGGAACGCCCCAGTCGCCGAGATCGTGCTGGCCGCCGACACCGCGCCGTTCTTGTCGGCGCTGAATTTACTGACGCTGTCCACCTGTAGATCAATGAGCTTCGACGTTGCGGAGGATGCCGCGTTCGTCACGTTCATCTTGATGGAGGTGTAGGTGGTGCCTACGTTCGTCCACAGGTCCGTCATGGCATTGATGAACATGTTGGCCATGCGATTACCTCTTCAGCCTGCGCCGTGAGAAATTGTAGGTCTGCGACGAGATCGTGTGCTGGCGCGCGATCGCGGATTCGGTCACCAGCGTGGCCGCGATATTCGGCCCGATGCCGGCAAGATGATATTCCAGCCGCCCCTCGATCGGCTGTGCCCAGTCGATGCCTGCATAGCCGTCCGTGCTGATGATGGCGGTGCCGGCGTCGACATCGACCGGGGTCAGCACCCCGCCCAGCCCGCGCGCGTAGTCGACGTCAAAGGCAACTCCGACGCTGATGTCGTCCGGCGAGTCGATCTCGAACGTCGCCTTCGTCCAGCGAGTTTCCTGCATGGGCGAACCGGCCGCCGTGAATGGCAACCGGATGTAGCTTTCGACCGCTGCCCCATCGAACGACGTTCCACGGTTCATCTCGTAGACGAAGCCGTCCTGACAGCCGACGAGCAGGCGATCGCCAAGGCCATTCTCGACCTCGCCAGCGCATGCGCAGAAAACCTCGATCGGCAGCTTGAACGGCAATGTCTCGGGATATTTGCGCCCGATATAGACCGTGATTCCGGTGCCATCAGCCCAGAACAGCCGGTATTGATCCTTCGCCTTGATCCGTATCGAAGCGACGGGTTCTATACCCTCATCGCGCTTCTGCCTGATCAGCCTTTCCGCCGACTGTGTCACCGTGCCCATGCGCCAATCGCCAAAGGCTGCCGTCGTCGGCAGCGAGCGCACACCGCCGTCATCGAGGAACATTGGGTTGTCCATCATCTGCGCGGTGTAAGGTTGCGCACCTGATACGTCGGTGATTGGCTGCAACATGAACTCGGTGGCATCGCTGCCGGTCAGGTAGTCGATGCGGTTTTGGGCAAAAATCAGCAACGAAGTCGCAGCGGCTGTCATCAGTCCGGTGATCCGATCGCCGAATGACATCTCGCCAGCGCCCGTGGTGGAGATGAACTCAAGCGGCTCGCCGAGCGATGAGTGCAGCAGCGTTCCGGTGGAGTAGCCTAGGAACAGATAGTTCTTGAAATGGCTGATGTAGGTCGGTGCGTCGAACGTAGCCGATACGATGATGAACGATCCGTCCCACCCCGCAATGAAGTCGCCGACATCGAGATTGGCTCTGGCAACACTGTGGACGCCGCTCTGCGAGCCGCTGGTATCGACCGCCGCGCCGCCGAGCGTTGCCGAAAACTGGAACGTGGTGGTGGTGAGGCCGGTCGCGATCACATAGTAGGTCGTGCCTGCTGTCACGCCGGTCGGTAAAGCGCCCGTCGTTGCGAACACGATTGACTGGCCGGCGGTATAGCCATGCACTGTGTAGGGGGAGCCGACCGGCTCATTAAGGGTTACCACGCCCGGGCTGGCGATCGTCATCGTTACCGTCAGCACCAGATAGCCGACCAGATAAGTGACGCTGACCGGCTCCCCGCCATCCAAGTTGGTGTTGATCGGGGTCAGGACGGTGCCGCTCCACTCGAACGCAGTTCCGACGCCGCTGGCGAAGTACATGCTCGGAGAGCGCGCGGCACCGTAGAAATTGTGATTGGTGAAATCGTAGTGGCCGCCGGCCACGAGGGTGACCGCCGTTGTCGCTGCGCCGGTCGCCGTGCCGCCGGACTCGCCGCCCGTGATGACTTCGATGGTGAACGTGCCGGTGATGTTGGAGACGACGAGATAGCCCTCTGCCGTGCCGGCCCATGCGCCATTCCTGAGAACGACCCGCTCGACCCGTGCCGACGCCGCCGATGTGCCGCCGACGACATACTCGCCCTCTACGAACTCAGCGACATTGCCCGACACGAACGGCAGCGTCGATCCGAAGGTCTGCAACACCCAGCCGCCATCACTGGCTTTGTACATCCCAGCCGAAGTGACATCGATGTCGCGGAAAGCGTAGACGTCACCGCTGTACACCCAGACCCCACGCACTGGGCCGGTGCCAGGCACCGGGCCAATGGCAGAACGCCGGCTCGCAATCTCGGTTGGGTCCGTCGCATCGGACGGCCGGGAGTGACCGTCGAAACGCTCATAGCCGCCGAGGCTGGTATAGCCGGCGACGTCCGGTTCATAGTTGCTGGCTGATATCGCCTTGCCGGGCGGCATGGCGATCGGCGGTGAGGCCAGATCGAGGCCGCCAAGCATCAAGGATGTCTTGATCTCGATCGGCATCAGGCCAATGGCTCCCCCCATGACACTTTCGGCAACTGGTGAGCCTCAAGCATCGAGAAGTTTGGCATCAGGCGCAGCCGCACGACCGGGATGCGCGGACCCTCATCGAAGCCTTCGACATACTGCAGCGCCGCATCCTTGATGATCGTATGAAATTCGACAGGCATCTCGGGGATGTCGCTGTCGGCGGCCAGCATCTGGGCGCTTTTTCGGTACTTGCCGCGCAGCGTGTAGACGGCATCCGGCTTTGGTGACAGGACCAGATTGTTGGTGTTGTCGACGCTGTAGAATTGCGGCCTGCCCGGCGTCTGCACCCCGCGCAATTGCGTCTCGTAAAAGCGGCTCCAGCTAAGCGGGCGCAATGGCCCCTCTTCGGCCGGGCCGGTCGCCGTGAGGTAGATCGACAAGCCTATGTCAGACCCATCGCCCTTGAAACCCCACTGCGAAAAGCGGGTGATTGGCGCAGCCGCAACCTCGTCGGTAAAGGCCGTCGCGGCGTAGCTCGACTGCAGAGCTACCGTGTTGCCTGTGAAATAGCTCTGCAGCCAGCGCCACATCCGGTGAGCGTTCTGGATGTCCAGATAGCCTTCCCGAACGAAGTCCACGATCTGCTTGAGACGGCGCGTCTGGCCGACCACCGTCGCCGGCAGCGGGCCTTCGATGGTGCCGGTTTGCTGCGCCGTCATCTGGCAGAGTTCGAGATAGTTCATGGCTCACGCGGCCTGCTCTGTTCGAGCCGCCACCGCTTCCGCCTCGATGCGAGCGGCCTCTTCCTTCTCCCTCTGCGTCAGCGGTGGTTCTATGTGAAACACGCTGATCGGGTATTCCGGCACCTTCCTGAAGCCGGTGATGTTCAAATCCGCGTCCACCTCCGCGATGTGCGCCACCGCATTTTCCAAGGCGTGGAAATACTTGAAGTCGACCCAACAGGTTTGCGCGCGCGGGATCAGGATCGGAGATCCGTTGACCGACGTGAACACCGGCTCCGCGCCACCCGGTTTTTCCTGCTGCTCGATGCGCAGTTGCACACTCCGCCTGCCAGGCTTGTGACGCTTGCTGGGTGGCTCGACCCTGACAGGCTCGTTCTCTTCCTTGCCATCATCGTATTCGATGGTGTCGGTCGGGAAGCCAGCCTGCGCCATGATCGCCTTGATCTTGATGGCCCCCATGTTGGGGCGGACATCAAGGCCCATCGTCGCGCTGACGATGGACGCCAGCGCAGTCGGGTTGAGGATATCGATCGGGACGCTTTTCTTCATAGGTCAGCCCCCCGCCTTGATTACCTGACCGTCCGGCGTGACATTGACGGATGGGGGCGGGGAGCCAGCGGGAGGAGACGGCTCCCCGCCTTTGAGTTCCTCGTCGTCGTCAGGGGTGACTTTCCCGACTTCGTCGGCAGAACCCTCATCCTCGACGTCGTCGTCGTAGGATGATGTGGATTTCGAACCAGTCTTCTTGGGGTCTTTGGCCATGTTAATTTTCTCCCGTTGGATTGAGGAAAAAGCCGGGCGGAGTTTTCCCGCCCGGAAAGTTGGGTTAAATCAGGCCCAAGCGCCGACCACGCTCGCAGCCGTAGTCGCGGCGAGGATGCCGTCGACCAGCCACAAATTGGCGGCGATGTCAGTGAAGGTGATCACTGTTCCCTTGACGCCGCCGGATGCCGCGACCAGCGTGATCAGGGCGTCGGTGCCGCCAAGGGCTTCGGTGGAACCAGCAGCGAACGTGGTCGTGCCGAATGTCATCATGCCGACCATGAAGTCGGCGTTGGTGGCCGTCTTGATGATGCAGCTACCGCTGGTGATCGTCGTTCCGATAACCACCCTGACGAGGCTCTGGGAACCGGTGGCGGGTGGCAGCAGGTAGACGTTGCTGCCCGTCGCCTTGTTGATCGTATTGGTGCCCGGGATCAGGGTGCCGGTCGCAGAGGTCGTGATGGCCTGAACCGTGCTTCCGCCCTCGCGCAGGTAACGCTCAAGGGCGTGGTCGTCGCCCATCGAGATGGCTCTCCGGGCGGCGGCGCTCTCTAGTGCTGTGTATGGCATGTGCGTGTTTCCTTGTTTCTGTCACCACGCTCATGCGTCGTCGCGGAACGCACGCCAGCGCAGCAGCTTGGCCGACACGGCAACTGTCGCGCCGATGGTGAAGCCCTTCGACGCCGATGCAGCCGTTCCCTCGTAGCGGGCAATGCTGGTGGCCGCCGTGGTCACTGCACCGACCGCCGCGCTGTTGTTGTTGTAGCCGTGGATCACGTTGACGGTGACCGTGGCGTCGTCGGTGCCGAGTACGCCGCTGGCGAGGTTGGTGATGACGATGTTCTCGGACTGGAAGGTGCCGACCAGCGACCCCTCGACCAGCGTCAGGAACCCGGCAGCGGTGCCGGCCGACCAAGTGGTGGCCGTGGCGAGAACGCTTTGAACCAGTGCTGTCGCCCCCGAGGTTACACCCCGGATGGTTGCGCCTGAGAGGATTTCGGCGGTGCCGCCGCCGGAGAACGGGACCACCCACGGGATCAGATATTCGGTGGTGATCAGCGTGCCGTCCGTGGCGTTGTAGACTTCGACCGAGTTTGGAATGAAGCCGAGTTCGACGTTGATGGCAGCGCCGGCTCCGAGGGCGACGCCGTGTCTGGTGATGCACTTGGTCATGGTGATGGTTTCCTTCTGGCGGCTTCGTCAGTTACCGCCGTTGAGTTCAGGGACGCCGTCAGACGCCCCTGTAGTCCTGCGATCGTGGTGGAGCCTGTTGTGCTCCGCGATCGTTAGGCACCTCAGATTGCCAACCTCGTTGCGCTTCCGGTTCTCGTCGTCATGTTGAACGATGTAATCCGGCGACCGGGATTTCAAAGGGCTTGGAACACCGCTCGCATGTCAGCGTAAGGCGCTTGCGCTGTCTTTGCCCGCGCCCAACGGATGCACATTTGATCGAGCAGAACTCGGCCGTCGATTTGCGGCTCGGAGGCACGGTGAACCCCGAACCGCAGATTTTGCACACAATGGTGCCGCGAAACACGGATGGCATTGAACTCTCCTGATTGAACAGGTACGCCATATCAGATATACTTCCTTTCATCCATCCGTGGTTTTTGGCATCAACCCCTTATTTTCAAAGGGCCGTCACCGCAACTTCCAATCTGGCCATCCACGCTTGATTAAGAATAAGCGCGGCA